ATCGATAATGCTTTTGTGTGAGCCGTTCGATTCTTTCTTTCCATCCCAGGATTCGACAAGATTAACGACGGCCTGTCTCGATTTCGCCATTTTTATCACTATCCTTTCGAATTAAATTTCTTTCTGTTTGCGGCGTTTACTTCCGCATAATGTCTGTATAAATCTCGTTTGCTCCGCTTCTTCGGGGGCTTGTTTTCTGCATTACAAATCCGGATAAGCATTAACAAACGATTCAAATGCCATTTCTGACACTCAAACGGAATGTGATACGCCGTCATCCAGTAATAAATAAGTTCACTGGTTATCTGCTGCCTATTTATTGGACCGCCTTTTTCTTCCTTAACAGTCGAAGCAGTCATTGGCGCTTCAATATAGGCGTTTACCGCATCAATGTGCGAATTGGTAATGCATTGATAGACCAGCGGGTCAACATTCTGTGTGAGTGTCATACAGCGTATATAATCAATGGTTTCTTCAATTGTCTTCTGCTCTTTAGATAAGAAGACTTTGCACCATTTACTTTCCCATTTTGAAAGTGAAACGAGCGAATGCTCCAAACGCAACTTCTGTTCCTTTACAGGGATAAATCGCTGATTCCGCTCATCCCACAGATCGGTTCTTGGTATCGTAAGTTCAAGCATTCGATCTCACCTCTTTAGTTCGTGGTGGCAACCACAGGAGCAATCTCCGGATTTTCCGAATGCTTCTTGATATCTACAACTTTCGGAATTACATGGTTTACGAATTCAGCGGCTTTGCTGTCATCTGTAGCCAGTTCCATAAACAGAAGATTGTAGAACTGAGTGCAAGCAAACTTTCTGGAAATCTCTTCAGACTTCTCGAAATATGTACCGTCAGCACTCTTCTCTCCGTATGCCTTTAAGATAAATTCCTTAAAGAACTTGATAATGGTCGGCTGATCTTTTGCATCTACGATGCGCTGAAGCATCTCAGCAACTCCACCAGCTGTGCCCAGTTCCATCTCCATAACCTCTGTTTCGGTAAGGTTGAAGAGCTTTGTTTCGGTGCGCTCAACGCCGTTAAAATCTTTATAAGTCTTTGTTACTGCATACATAGTTTTGTTCTCCTTTCGAATAAAAAGGAGTCGCCAGCTTTCCTGAATACGACTCCATCTGTGGTGTGTATTATTTCTGATTAGCCTTCTGCGGTCATAATCTTAATTACTTCGTCCGGAAGCGGAAGTCTCGGTTCAACACCATCATCTGCTTCGGCGGAAGAAGGATCTTTACCATACAGGATCTCTTCAAGAGCAGCCAGTTTCTTAGCATCGACCTTGGTAGAATCGAAGGTGAGAATGGAAGTGGGCTTCAACTTCTTTCCATCGATTAAGGTTGCAATCTCGACTGGTGTGGTGCTGAACTCCCAGGATAAGGTAATAGCTTCCGGACTGTCATTTACAGTTGAATAACCCTTCTCGGAAGGAGAAGCCAAGCAACCATAAACGAGATGAAGCTTATAGCCGTAATCATTGGAATCAACATCGTTACCGAGAAGCGTCTTGTAAGATAAGCCGAACATCTTACGGTTCTGCTGTCCCGCAAACACTCCAGGAGCAATCTCTTTGGAACCGTCGCACTCTGCGAACTCATCCGGTGCCATATAAGCTTCGATTGTGCCGCCAAATTCCTCTGCGGACATAAGGTTCAGATACTTGATATTGTCTGCATAAATTGCAGTAGGTTCTGCTCCAGACGGGCTTTCTGTTACGGTACTAAGACCGTTCCATGCGGTACCAGAGTTATATACGCCGCCGGTCTGAATCGGGTAAAGGACGCCCTGACTGACACCGGTCTCATACAGGCGCTCGCCAGTCTTGTCCCAAACGAGTTTCTTTTTCATAGAATTTGTCCTCCTTAAAAGAATATTTCAAAGACATCGTGATTTAAGTTGTCTTTCGTGTAATGCCGATTGAATCGGCTTGTCGGCATAGATGCCACCTTGCCAACGAGAGAACTATCCGGATCGCTGTCAATAACTGTTACCGAATACTTTCTCGCAGACAAATAAACCCCGTCATTCGCAAACGTATTCTCAATATCGTCGAGAGCGTAAACGATGGCGGGGTATTTCATTTTTACCGATGACGGTGGTTGAAAATAAGCACGACACTCTGGTCCTTTGTTTGGACACGAGAGGATGTCGCATAAAGCATTATGCAGTTTCAATCGTCTGCTCATTGTAAACACCTCCAACGGTCAATATTAAACGGGGATACTGAACTTCAACATTTGAAATTTTCCATTTAGCTCCCATATACTCGATAAATCTCATCGAATGAAAATTCGCATAAGCAAACGGATCGGCTACGATGCTGAACTCATTCGACACATTGAGATTGTCGTTGAGGTTATCCGAACTCTGATACTGTCGAGTATTCCGAATAACGTCTCCGTAGTAGTCACGAACTGTAATCTTCTCTCCCCAGACACCAGGTCGAATTTCCTCTGTTACGGAATAGCCGATTGCTCCGTAAAATTTACTCATTTTGAATTTTCTCCTTTAAGACTTTAGGCTGTGTGATCCTCGGAACCGGAAGAAGCAGTTGTTACATCCTCTTCGATTGCAATTGCAGAGTATACACGAGTAAGAGCACCAGAGCATCTGGTCTCAAGCAGGGATTTCTCCTGGTTGAAGTCGATATCGAACTGAGTGAAGTGAGTAACCTCTCCACCCTTGGTTGCACCGAGGGAGTAATCAGCCAGATTTGCGATAATGGCAACCAGCTTCTTCTTTTTGCTGTCGGAAGTGGTTCTGGTCTTACCCTCAAACTGCTCCGCAGTATTGATACTACCAACATTCAGTGCAGTGGCAAGTTCGGTCTTGGAAGAGTAAATACGTCTTCCGTTAATGTCTCTTGCCAGAAGCATCTGATTCAGCATATGAGGAGTAATGAACAGATCCGGGGTACCGGTGCCCTTATAATCCTCTCTTGCATACAGAACGGTATTGATCATGGCCTCTGCGATGATGTAGTTCTCACCAAAGTTAGCCGCGGTATTGGTTCCCTGAAGTTCTTTCTTAGCAGCTGCTACATCGAGATCAACGTGAATGGTGTACAGATCATCATCCAGCCAAATCGGTCTGATGTGATCCGGAGAAATCTTGCCTTCATCTCCGTCGTCTCTGCCATCACCCAGCATGATTGCAGTTGCCAGCTCTTCATTGAGCATCAGGCGGTCGATGTTGTACAGGTATGCCACATAGTCGAAATCAGTGATGTCGATGATATCATCTCTATGCAGCGCACTCTTTACATACACAGTCTGAGGGTCGGTAGTTCTGCGAACCAGCTTGAAGTTGCCAGTCTGCTTCTTCTGTTTTCCCTTAGTATAGCCTTTAGCCTTAAGAGCATCGATGTTGCGGATATCTACCTGACTAGTTCTGATTCTGGAAATCGGACTCTTATGAACTTTGTTCATTACAGTTGTGATCCAACCCTGGTCGTTAGTAATCAGCTCCGGTGCACCAGGACGTACATCCTTGTATTCCGGGAACAGAAGTGTTACATTGCCATCTCCTGTCTGAGCAAATCCGCTTGCAAGAGCATCATGCTGAAGTGCATTCTCATTAGCATAGATCTCCAGCGCGGTCTTGAATGTTCCTACCTGGCTTGTCTTTGCCAGCTTAAGGATCTCTTCCTGGTCTGCATGAGACAGAAAGCTCTTATCATCGCGCTTGTCGGTGTCAAAAACATTGTGTTTCATATTGTCATCTCCTCCTTTAGATTCATTATCCTCTTTTTTAGGATTTTCTTTGTCTACGAATTCAGCCATTATGGCGAAAACGGCTGTCTGCTGTTTCTCGTTCATGGATTTAAAAATGTCTTCGATAGTCTCAACCTTATCGTCTTTTTTCTCTCCATTATCTGATTTGTCATTGGGCTCGATTTTTTCTTCTTCCTTCTTTTTATCCGGCTCATCTGCGGAATGCTCCAACTGCCCCATGATCATTTCATTATAGCCAATGACAATACCGGTTTCGCCGTCGCCATGCATCACCACATCATCGATAAATGCTCCTGGATTTGCACCGGCTAATACCAGACTTACTTCTCTGATAATGCCATGAACAACATCGTGTCCAGCCTGTTTAAGCTGATTGGCAAAGATAGAAAGAGACTGTACGTCGCCATGTTTTACAAGTTCCCGTGCAGTCTTTCCTGATTCTGTATCATTAAATTCACAGAACGCATAAACTCCTTCATCTCTATTTTCGAGATGAGCTAATCCAAGCACATTCGCCGGATCGGCATGATTATGCATCCATACTAACGGGACAGTCTGCCCGTTCTGCCCTTTGAAAGCGTCTTTTTTAATAACTCTTCCATCGGCACACTGAAGATCATTTCTAGTGGCCCAGCCACCAAAGTCATACTTCATTTTGATTTTCCTCCTTTATTTTCTGATATAGTACGATAACGGATGCGATGTCTTCTTTGATGAGCCGGAAGATTTTTTCTTTGATTTCTTAACCTTCTTGTACTCGGACTGAATTTTATCGAATTCATCCTGATACGTTTGTTCATATGAAGAGTCAAGGTCGGCTTTTGCCGCTTTGTAAGCTTCTCTAACTGACTTAACCGCTGCTTTTAGCTCGGAGCTAACTTTTGCTCTTTCGCTTTTAGCATTAGTCTGGTTCTCAGCTTTTTCTTCCTTGGTATCAGACGATACTTTCGCTTTCTTGTTTGTCGCATCCGTTCGAACACTAGCCTTGTCCGTTTTGGCATCGCTACTGATTTTTGCTTTATCTGATTTTGCATCATTTCTAAGCTTTGCAATCTTTGCTGTTCTTTCGGCAACACGCTTAGCTCTCTCAGTTTTAGATAATCCTGACGGAATTTCTATCGCCATCAAACGCTCAATTTCTGCATTCTTTTTATTATCGATTCGTTCCTTTTCGCTAGATGATTCCTTTTCAATTTCTTCCAAATCAGAATCTTTATCAGTATCGATGTTTTTCTTCCTATCGGAAGCATTTTGGGTTAAAGCCTCGTTCAGTTCTTTCAAGCGAGAAGATATCTGTTCCTTCGTAGCTTCTGCTTTTTCACGAAGTTCTGTAATCTTCTGATCTCGCTTTTCCTGCTCCTCTTTGACTTTTGCGGCCTTTTCAGATTTAATGTTATTTTTTGTATAAGACCAAATCTTCTTTCCATCGTCATTCAGTGAAGTGGTAGAACGCCCCTTCAATTCCCTGGTACGCATATAATATTCATGCGCTTTCTGAGGATCGTAGTAGGGCGATGCATAATGTCTAAGAACCGCTACTTTAGGTTCATCCATTAAGAATCATCTCCCTCCTTATCATCGCCAGATGTATAATTTCCGACGATGTCATCGATCTGTGCAGAAATACTGTCAAGAACTTCATTAACCAGAGCATCGTAATCACTGGTATCGCTGGATTCCGTTCCATCACCACTTGTAGCATCTGTTACGGAACCACCAGGCTCACTTAAATTGCTGTTTCTCAATTCATCTGCCTTAGGATCAGCGGATGGCTTCCAACCGATTACCTGTCTGATTTCATTTGATGTAGCAATTTCATTTCTGGTAAACTTATCAGAAATTTCAGCAAGATCAGCTACCGGCACAAGCTTGAATGGATCTCTAAAGAACATAATTGACTTGTTCTGGGACCTAGCAGTCTTTGTTAAGAATTTTCTCTTCATTTCATCAACGATTGCAGAAATGATAGGTTCAATCGTCCGGTTGTAATAATTCAGCATAGTCTTCTCGTCTGCGGTACCGTCCAAGATGCTCTGAGTGATTCCTAACTGGCTGTAAAGCATACTCGTTAAGTATTCAATCTGCTTCATTAGATTGTTTTCCAAAGAACGATTCAACTGCGTGATTCTCTCTGTTCCATCGGTATAAGCAATGCCATACTTAGAACCGGACAACTGCTGCTCGATATCTTTACGCCGCTGCTCAGCCTGGTGACGTCTTGCCTCTGATTTAATTACATAAGGTAGCTGAATGATCAAATCCAACTTGCCGGAGCTGCTCTGTTCATCGACAGCATCTAGCAAATTCAATTTTCGAATAAGCCTCTGCATCGTCGAATTCGGTTCGTTAATTACCGCATACAGTGGATTTTCCACGATAGCAACCGTATCTTTCGGAACAACAATTTCTTGTTTTCGCCCAGTATTTTCGTTGTATACCTCAACACGGACGTGACGAGGATACCAGTCACGAATTCGACCAACTCGCATCGAAAGAATCTGATATCCTTTTGTGTCATCTGGATCATCATCGGTATCCACAGGAACGATTGCTACACAGCCTTCATCCATCATGGACATAACAACATCTTGGATAAATGCCCTACCAGTCTGATCAAGATTGGCTTCCAACGACAAACATTCGTTTAAACCGCTTTTTATAACATTTAAAAACTGCCCTTCATCATCCAACTGAACGTG